CGGCCCCATCCAACTGCACCGGCTCACTCAGAATATCGCCCTCGACGTCCTTGTTCATCGAGTACGTTGGCTTGCCCTCGCCGTCCACGCCCGTTTTTTTAGCAAAACCCTGGTCGAGGACACGCTCCTCCCAGCCGTCATAACGTATCTGAAACTCATAACACACCTTCCAGTAACTCATAAAGGGCGTCTGCACCTGGTCGCCGGATAGCTGCGTGCACAGGACCATCCCGGCCGGGAAAACGCCCCAGACGTCACTGTTGACCGCCCCGACGTATTGGGCCGCAAACAGCGCATTATAGGCCGGCAGGTTCCATACGACCCTCGCAACGAGTTGCGGGACCTCCTGGCTGAAAGGCGGGTCGAACGACTGTCCCGCCGAATTAGTGATTGCATTAGTCAGTTCGCCGGTGTCCGGGTCGATCTCCCTATCTATCCGCTCCCTGACCATCGCAAACGACCACGACCATTGCGGCGGTTTCATTAGCGGGTCTATCGGTCCCTCGTCCCCGCCCGCCGCCGTACCCGTTATGCCGTCATAATAGCACGTCACGATAAACAGGGACGGCCCCTTTTCCCGCACGCCCTTGCGCATGACATACAGCCACCTCGAACCCGGATGCGAGCTGAACATCCTCGGCACGCCGTCCGCCGACGCCGCAATCACCCGCCTGGCCGCGTATTCGTCCGCTGTATCGAACAGAACAGAGAACTGCCGTGTATCCGTCATCCGCCCCGGCTCGAGTTCGAGCCTGCCGTCCCCTTCTTCTTTGACATTCACAACTCCCATTTTGCAATCCTATGTAAAGGCCGTCTCCGCATAGCCCGTCCCTTGATACCTGTGATTCGCCTCCTCGAGTTCCCGCCGGATCTCCCGCAGCAGCTTGCCGTTGTCCCGCTGCTGCCGGAGCTGCTCCTGCGTATTCTTCGCCGTCTGCCTTGCGTAGTCAAATTCCCGCCCGGGCGCGAACGTCAGAAACCGCGCCTCGAGCGGTGCCAAGGATTGCTTAATCCCGCGAACTATGCTCTCAGCAGCGCCACCATCGTCCGGCATCGGCCCTGCTTGCGAGGCCGGAACACCCTCGGCCGTGGCCTTGCCCCCCGGCTCGAATTTATCAATAATTGCGCCTGCGATATCGTGAGTCAGTGTATCAATTTCACCCCGTAGCCCCTTCTCGAGTTCGCTAATCACTCGCTTCCCGAGGTTCGGCAGCGTTGACAGCTCCGCCTTGAACCCCTTACTGATCGGGGTCCATTCCCATCCGCCCGTTTCGCCGTGAAGTCCTTCCCATGCCCCCTTAATTGACTTGCGCAGATTCTGGCCCATATTGTAAGTGGCGGTATCGAGCCAGTTGAACATGTCGCTGAAAATCGTCTTCCAATTTTGCGCAAACCACGTAAGCAGATTCGGCAGCGATACGGTGAAAATGTGCTTCATGTCCTCCCAAAACTCGACCAGACCCAGTTTTATATAAGCCCACACCAGGCTCATCAGCTTGCCAAAGTTCTGAACAATAGCCGCCAGCACCATGAGCCCCTCGCGAAAGGCCTTTATGTACTCCTTCAACCAGCCCTTGATTCGGTTCCATATATCCAGCCATATTCCCGAGGCTACGGACCCCAACCGTGTCACCTCCCCCGCAACATTGTCTAACTGTAAGGTCGCTATCCTTTTCGCCGTCCCCGCCACGTCGCCTAATCTCTCCTCGTATTTTCTCAGGGCATCGCCGCCCTCGGCCAGCATCGCCGCCATTCCCGGCCCCGCCCTCTTTCCGAATATCAGCATTACCTGCGCCGTTCGCTCGGCCTTGCCCAACCCTGCAAATTTCGCGTTGAATTGGTCAATGATATTCGGCAGGGGTAATAACGCCCCCTGTAAATCGACGGTTTGGATCTCAAGGTCCCTTAACGCCCGGGCCGCGGCTGGGGTTCCTCCGCTCAATGCCGTCAATATCTGTCTCAAGGAAGTCCCGGCCATCGAGGCCTGGATCCCGGCGTCGGACATCATCTGAATTGCCGCCGTCAGTTCCTCTAACGACTTGCCCGCCATTCGGCCCACCGGACCGACGTACTGCATCGCCTCGCCTAATTGCACGAGGTCCGTATTGGCCGTTGTGAACGCCTTCGCCAGGACATCGACATCCTTCTCCAGGTCCGCGGTTGTATGCCCCATGCCCTTCATAATCTTCGCGGTAATATCCGCGGCCGCTGCGAGCTCCAACTGGCCAGCGGCGGCAAGATTCAAAGTCGCCGGCATCGCCGCGATCACCTGGTCCACGTTAAAACCGGCGAGTGCTAAAAAGCTCATTCCATCCGCAACCTGCTTGGCGGTGAATACCGTTGTTTCACCCAATCGCTGCGCGGCCGCTGTGAGCCGTTCATGCTCCTCCGCCGTCGCCTGGGACAACGCCCCGACCCTGCTCATCGTCTTTTCAAACGCCGCCCCGTAGGCCAGCAGCCTCCCTATTTGGCGGACCCCCACATAAACCCCCACCGTACCGATCAGGGTCCTCAATGTCCTCGTCAGCATGGAGGTCGCCACGTTCACCCGACCAAATGTTTTACTGGCGCGGTCGTGTGCTCGAATTACAACGTCAACATTATGCAAGGCCATCAGTCAAATATCCCCAAGTGCCTCTTGAGCATCTTTTGTTCGGCCCAAACGTATTCGCAGGCGTCAACAAACTCCTTCGCCTGGTCCAGTACCCCGCCCGCCACCGGCGGCAGGGCCTTTTCGTAGAGACCCGCCATGCGTATAAGGAGCAGAATGTCCGGCGTAATCACCTCTAACGGACACTGCGTGACCTTTGTTACCCCGGTCCCGCCGCAGGCGTCGCAGCCTCGGCCGGCACATTGCCGGCAGTCGTCCTCAATGGGGCGAACTTCGTTGGGCTGGTTCTTGCACTTCGCCGGTCCGGGACAACCCTTGCAGATGTGTCCGTATTGGATGGCGACGGCGAGTCGAATTTTTTTTTATCCTCCTCGCTCGGACTATGATCACGAAACCGCACGAACAGTTCCTGCGCCTCGTCCAGGATCAGGAGCGTGTCGAGGTTTGCCGGCTCGTAAGGTATAGCCTCACCGGTGGCCGGATCCTTCATATTGCCCCAGCCCACCAAGCCCTTACGTAGAATGTCCAGCGTCTTGTCGATAGCCTCCTCACCCGAGTCACTCCCGAGCATTGCTGTAATAGCCCGGACAACCTCTTTCCACTCGCGGCACGACAGACAGCGAAACTCAAAAAACGGCTGCTGCGCCGGCGGTTTTCCCTGGTCACTCTTGAGCACTATCCTGAATGTTTCATCCGGGCTGAGCGCTATCGGCATCCTTTTTACCCTTCCTTTCCGGCTTGATCCTGGCGAGGTACTGCGACTGCGAATCCGGCAGCAGCGACCGCCAGATCGTCTCGACCTGGCCGTCGTCCAATTCACCGAGCCCGCCGCAGCTCGCCGCTATCGCCCGGCGTTTCTGCTCTGTTGTCACTTGCATCGAAAAAACTCCTTAGCTATACGCCCGTCACGACAATCGAAAACTCGTCGTCGCCCTCGGACATGTTGCACTGGCCCACCACGTCGTAAGTAAGTATCCCGTTCCGCTCGCCCTCGGGGATCTCCCGGTACTGGAATTTCGGGGCGGCGATTGTGATCTGCTTGCCCGCCCCTGAGCCGAGCACTATCGAGACCACCGCCTCGGTCCCGAGCCGCCACGCCGCATCCATCGCGTATGTCGCCACCAGCGCGGCCTCGAGGTCGCAGCTGAGCATGATATCGCGGTTCGTTATGACCGCGTAGGACAGGCCGGTCGTCGTGTTGGGGTCGGGCCGCACATAGACCTCGTTCTGGAGATCGATTGAAAACGCGGAGATCGCCCGGGCCGCGGTGATACTGAATGTCGCACCCGCCAGGGTCGGCGGCGGATTGGTGCCGGGCGCGAACGCCGGCACGGCCACATCCGTCACCGCCGCATAGATCCCTTTGAACTCGAAATCGAGCATGACCACCTTCGCCTCGGTGACTCGCGATTTCCAGGTGCCCATCGCCCCGAACAGCACCTTGCGCACGCCGTCTTCGTAGACGTGGATCGTCAGCGTATTCATCGACGCCGGCGCAGAGGTGAGCGCGTAAGTGTTCACCGCCTCGGTGAACCCGCAGCCCTGCAGCAGCACGGCAACGCCCGCATCCATCGCGGTCGTCCCGTTGCCCCGCAGCTCGCAACTGAACGTGCATACGCCCTCCTGCAGACCGACCACCCCGGCATTGTTATTGCCCATGTGCTTGCCGCCCCCGCGCCGCGTCTCGTATACAGCGGCCGAATTGATTGTGACGTCGTATGCTTTGACATCGACAAAGCCGACCAGCGCCGCGGTGCCCTTTGCGACCGCCTCCAGTGCCACCTGTAATACATTTACTTGCCTGAGCATCTTAACTTCTCCTTTAGTTGTTTCGCCGGGCAACAAAAAAGGGCGGCTGACAGGTGAGATAGGCACCTATCTTGCCGCC